TCCTACTGGTACGCCAGGTACACCTGGTTATGATCCAGGTAGTACTACTAATGCGTATTCTGGTGTTACTGCATGTATTCCTTGTACTAACTTCACGTGTACCCCCGCCAAAACCACATTAAAGTACGAGGGATGTGAAGATTTAACTGACGACCCAGATTGCCCACATCCTACACTATTTGCTATTGATACTGAATCACTGAAGATTGCATTTAGTTATGATCAGTTTGCAACTACAGTACCTAATGGTGTTTTAGATTTCGAACTTAGTTTTGATGGTGTAACCTATGCTGATGGATGGAATGCAAATACGTTAGAAGGTATTGATTATACTTCATCTCAGAATCCATGGACATATCAAGATGCTGGAAATTCTGATTTTGAAATTTTTGATATTGATGATGGAGCAAATGCATCAAATTTTAGAGTAAAGTTTAGAATTGAGTCTTTATTTGATGATTCTGCTGCACCACCTGAATCAAATACAGTTATGCTTGGCACTAAGTGGACATGTACTGAGATATTAAACAATGGAACAGGGTTTACTGTAGGTCAAGTATTCCCATTATCTACCACAGTTGCTCTAGTGGGCGGTGGAACGGTAAATATGACGATTAATTTGAAGGTTACTGCTGTTGGTCCTAGTACTACTCTTTCTGGTGGTGACGTTACTGATATTATGAGAAAGGGTGATAAGATCAATGGACACACAATTACCCGCACTTTTCACACTGAAGTAGGATTATTTCCGTATCATGTTGCGTATGTTGACGGATCTGGTAGTAATTTTACTAAAGATACGCAATATACCTCTGATAGGAACCATGTTATCACCGTAAAAGCGGGTTTTGGTATTGCTGATCGTGCAATTATGATAGGTTTATACGAATTTTTGGATAAATCTCTTCAATATGTTACGGGAGACGTTAATTCTAAGGCTCCAGACATCTTTAATAGCATTATTTACCCTTCAGCATGGATTTCTCTTAATGAAAGTGGCGGAATTACTGATATAAACATCTCTGGAGGTGTTTATGAGTTCAATACTGGAAATATGGACGACTTAAATCCCACTGCTCAGTTAACTGGATACGCTAGTGGTGAAGATATTGCGACTACTGGAGGTACTGGAAGCGGATTAACAGTCGATATTGAAGTTGGTGCGATGCTTGATGATACAAGTAATGTTTTAGTTGACCGCATTTCTAGTGTAACAGTGAATCAACCTGGTACTGGGTACACTGTAGGTGATAAAATTACTATTTCTGGCGGTGCTGCAAAGATACAAGTGAAAGAAATCACTAATGGAGGAGCAAATTTAGACAAATTGTCAGGACCACCTGTATTAGATATTACTAGTCCTGATGATGACGGTAATTTCATACCAAATAAGTCTACAGATGACGGAAACCCAGATTTTGTTCTTACAACCACTGATAGTAACCTTAAATTTGAGGTTGTTACAAAAGATAATGGTACTGATTTGGAAGTTGTTACAGATTCTGGTGGAAATAATGAAACAGCAAAAATAAAAGGCAATTTTAGTGGTGGATCATTAACTTCTGTTGACATTCTTAAACCAGGAAAGGGATATTCTGCAAAAATAAGACCGCAGTTAGTTGTTGTTAATGTAAATGAAGAGACAATTGAGAACACTAAGAATGAAGCAAAAAGAGATGATTTGGTTGATGAGTATCATAATATGTTAAAAACCCTTCCAGAGGGCGATATAAGTGCATCTGCGGATGATTTAAAGTCAATTGAGGACTCTTACGGTGGAGTTAATACAGATACCAATAATATTTTTAAAAATGCTCCTATGCAAATTAAAATGGATCCTGAAAGAGACCGTGTACATCAACGTAGTCAACGTAAATTACAAACATTTCAAACAGATCCATTAAAAACACGTATTATACCAGATTATGACACGGATTTTCTAAAAGATACTCCAATCGATGAAGAGTATAAGCAAGAAATTATAGACCATAAGAAAAAAGAACAAGAAACGGTTTTAAAAAATATTGACGATATTACTCAACAAGTATATCCTGAATTTGTTAATTTTGACGAATCTAAGGTACAGACTAATGTAGGTAGTTTTACAGAATTACCACATGCGTCAACTTATACTAAATACCTTATGCGGCAGTACCGCCCCGATCCTCAAAAACTTCAAAAGTTGACAGTAACTTTAGGTTGTACACCTGTTAATATTGGTAAATCACATTTTGTATGTAATCAACCAACAGCAACACCAAACACAGATACTGGTGTAATTAATAATGGTGATGGTACAACTACTCAAGAAGTGCATATATTCTCTTTTGGAAATCTTGTAAGAGGACCAGGTTGTCAACCTTGGACAGCAAGTGGGGAAATGTCGATCTGGCATAATCTTACTAGAGATGCTAATACGGTGGTACGGGCAGCAGCGGCATATGGTAATCCATATGATGAATAAAAAGGGAGGACAATAGAATGCCATTAGCAGCAAGACCAATAAGTATGGGTGCAGCTGCACTGTTCATGGGAACTTGCAGTGGACACGGAACAGGATGTGGATCAACTCACCATCCAGGACTAGGAGGAGGTACTCTTCCTGGTTGTATAAAACCACCGAAGGATCCAAAGATCGTGATGAAACCTGTAAAACTCATGGATTCCACGACTTTATGGCCACCAACGCCACAGACTCCTTTATCACCGATAGTAAGAAATGTCCTAATTAATAGAATTATTCCTATTATCGATCAAGATGAATTAATTCCACATCCAACACCTGTTACACATCAGGCATGTTATACTGGAATTCCAAAAAAATGCCCACCAGGTTGTACTACTAACCCTGCTTATTGGTGTACAGTTGGTATCGAAGGTGGTCGTGAAAGTGCTAAAGGTCACGCTCGTCAACATCAAGCTACTATCAAAACTGTTTTTATTAACGGAAGAAGAGCAGGTGTATTTGGAGATCCCTTTGGTTATGACACTGTGGCATATCCATGCAATTCAGTAGTAACTGGATGCAGCAAAAACGTTTTTTTAGGTTGTACTAGAGGTTAATTATGGCAAAAATGAAGCAAAGTCTTTTAGGTGGCTCTTATGTAGAGGCAATTCCGAAAAAAACTAGGCAAGGAAGAGGAAAGCACTCAAAATACTCTGCTACAAGCAGAAATGGTGCTAAAAAGCGTTATCGGGGTCAAGGGCGATAAATATAATTGTATAAAGTCCTGATAGGGAGATGGCTTTAAAAAAAATAGGGGGTTCTGACTTAAAAAGATCGAGAAGTTTTAAAGACTTCTCGGTTAATTTTGCTAGAAATCCTTTCACTGACGATCTTTCTGTCGTACATAATGATAACTCCATTAAACAAGCGGTTAAAAACATAATTTTGACCTCTCCTGGAGAAAAACCGTTTCAACCGTTAGTTGGTTCGTCAGTAAACAGACTTTTATTTGAACCGTTGGATGCATTTACTGCAGATACCATTGCGGAAGAAATTAGGACGACAATCAATCAATATGAACCAAGAGTAGCACTTACACGTGTAGATGTTACTCCAATTTATGAGAATAATAAATTAAATGTATCACTTGAATATAGAATAGTTGGTTTACCTATTGTTGAAACAATAGAATTTGTTTTACAGAGACCAGAGTAATGCAACCAAATAACCTAACAGCATTAGATTTCGAAGATGTAAAATCTTCAATAAAGTCATATTTAAGAACTCGTAATGAGTTTACTGATTATGATTTTGATGGATCATCATTGTCGTATTTAATTGATCTATTAGCATATAACACGTATTATACCGCTTTTAATGCAAATATGGCAATGAATGAGGCATTTTTGCCTTCTGCTACAGTACGGGATAATGTTGTTAATATTGCTAAGTTATTGAATTATGTGCCTAGATCTATTAGTGCATCTAAATCTTGTTTAAAACTGAATTTAACAACGGAACAAACAAATGGGTCATATCCAACGTCAATTACCTTGAGAAAGGGTGCTGTAGCATCAGGTGGTGCATATCTTTGGAATATTTTAAGTGATATTACAGTTAATGTAAATCAAACTACAGGTGAGGCTATTTTTGACAAAGTTACAGTCTATGAGGGTTCTTTAGTCACTTTCTCATATATTGTTAATACCTTTGGAAAACAAACATATAAAGTTCCTTCGGAAGATGCTGATATTTCAACGTTAATTGTAAAAGTAAGACCAAACGAATCATCCACTCAGTATGACCTCTATAGTCGTGCAGAAACCGTTGCTACAGTAACACCCACAACTCGTTCATATTTCTTGTCTGAGACCGAGGATATGAGGTATGAGATAAGATTTGGTGATGATAGTGTTGGTAGAGCAGTAAAAGACGGAGAGGTTGTCGATCTTGAGTATTTGGTTACATCAGGACCTGATGGTAATCAAGTTGGTACTTTTAGTTTTATTGGAAAAGTAGAAGATAGTACTGGTAAAGTGTATCCTACTGCTAGTGTTAACATAGTTACTAAGCAAAAATCTCAACAGGGAGATGGGGCAGAGAGTGTTGAATCGATTAAGTATAATGCACCAAGATATTATTCTGCTCAATATAGAGCAGTAACTGCTCAGGATTATGCAATCATTACTAAAAAGATTTATGATAATGCGGATTCTGTAGTTGCTTATGGTGGAGATTCATTGAATCCTCCTGTATATGGAAAAGTTTTTGTTGTTATTAAAACAAAAACAGGATCAAATCTTAATGATGCAACTAAGAAGCAAATTGCTGCTGATTTGAGACCATATGCAATGGCATCTATCGATCCTATTGTAACTGATCCTGATGATGTGTATATCAATGTAAACGTATTTGCACTATATGATACTGGTTGTGGATCAAATGCTAGTGAAATTGAAACCGATATTAGTAAAGCAATTACTGATTGGGGAATACAGACACAAATTAATAATTTTAACTCAACTTTTAGAGCACAACAACTTGAGAAGGCAATTACACTTTCTAATAAGTGTGTTACTGATACTTCACTTCAAACAACTATCTTAAAGTATATAAAACCAGATACAGATCAAACAAACACATATTGTGTTTCTACAGGAGGTAATTTGTATGATAGTGCTCCTAGTAGAGATGATGATGGTGATGGAACTTGTAAAAAAGAACCTGTAATCCTATCTGGCACATTTAGAACTGCTGATAGACCTGGTGTTGATCAACAGTTTGAAGATGATGGTTATGGAAACTTGAGAACGTTCTACAATACTGGTATTCGTAAAATTTATACAAGTGATACTGCAGGAACAGTAAATTATGAAACTGGTGAGATTTGCTTTGGTCCAGTTAATGTTATCAATGCTGGAGGAGGAATTTTTCTTGCTGGTGCAGTAACTATTACTGATGATGTAACTGGAATTGGTGAAGTTACTGATAGTACACTGTTACCAACAGATCTTCAAATTCCAGTTCAATTTATTCCTGCTAATAATTCGACTATTCCAGCAACAACTCCTGGAACTATTATCAATATAGTTAATCCAGCAGTTACAGTTGCTCCTGTTGGAACAGTTGTACCTCCTACAGTCCCACTAAATAGTTTGACACCAACGGATTTCAATGTAATTCCTGCTATTCTTGATATTCCTGCTATATCAAACCCTGGTTCAATCAACGATTCTAGTTGCTTCTAAAGTTAGATGAATATTAATAAAGTTTCCCAGTCGATTGCTTCTCAATCTCCTGAGTTCCTAAAGACAGAATATCCACTGTTCAATAAGTTTATTGAGTACTATTACAGGTCTCAAGAAAAAACTGGAATGGGTCAAAATATTATTAATAACTTTTTGCAATATCTCGATATTGACAAACTGGATATTAATATTTTGGGTGGTACTACGAAGGTAGTAGAAGCAATTACAGCAGAAAGTGATGAAATCGTTGTTGAGAGTGTTGATACTTTTTTAGATAAAAATGGTTCTATTTTAATTGGTGATGAGGTAATTTATTATGAATCAAGTACATCATCACCAAACGTTGCTTTAAGTCCTGGTGTTTCTTATGAACAGGTAAAATTAAAGTGGATTGGTCTTGCTCAAATCATTAATTCTTTTGATGGAACTACAGTTAGATTTCCTCTTACTTCTCAATCTTCCCCAGTTTCACCACCAACAGCACAACATTTAATTGTTAAGGTATATGGCGAAGTTTTAATTCCTGATGTTGATTATACTGTTGATGAAGATAATATTGTCTTTACAACTGCTCCAAGACTAAGACAATTAGGTGATGATACTAGTCTAACATCTATTACATTTTTAAACGGTTTTCTTGAGAATAATATCATTGCTATTGATGATATTTCTCCAGATTTCGGAGATTCTAAGACTAATTTCCGTATTCAAAGAAATGGAGAAAAGTACGAACCTGTTGCGGATGAGTATATTTTAGCAGTTTATGATAATAAATTACTTGAACCAAAAAAAGATTTCTTTATTGATCATGATATATTCATTTTTAATGAAGCACCATTAAACGGAAGAATATTATCTCTTTATTCTATTGAAGCACCAATTCCTTCTTTTGGTTCTGGAGCAATTGGTTATGCACGTGTTAGTAATGATGGAAAATTAACATCGATTGAAATTAATAAAACAGGAAGTGGATATGAATACAAATATCCACCTCAAGTATCTATTTCTAGTCCAAGTGGAGATGGAGCATCTGCTTCTGCGTTAGTAAACGGTGTTAAGGACTCTATTTTATTGGATGGTGGTAAAGGTTATAGTGATACCAATCCTCCAACTGTTGTTATTCAAGCACCAACTAGTTCTGGTTCTGTTCAGGCAGAATTAAAAGCAGTTGTTACAAATGGACAGGTATCTAGTGTAGATATTACAAATTCTGGAAGTGGATATACATTTATTCCCAGAGTTTCTTTTTTACAACCTGGTGGTGCAAAACTTGGTACTGTTACTCTTAGTAGCACTAGTGTTGCAGGAACTATTGAAGTATTAGACGGTGGACAGGGTTATACTACACCACCAGAAGTTTATATTGATGAACCATTAGGAGATAATCCTGTAAAAGCAAATTTACGTTCAGTTCTAACTGATGGTAAGGTTACTTCAATTGTTATTGATAATGGTGGTCAAGGATATCTAACTACTCCTCGAATTGCAATTATTGATCCAACATCTGCTCAAATTTTAGAAACTATAGTTGATTCTGATGGTAGAATTACTTCTATTGAACTTTTAAGTGGTGGTTTGGGATATGATGATGTTCCATCAGTTTATATTGTAGATACTAGAGAAGATGGTGGAACTGGAGCAGTTGCTACAGCTTCTGTATTTAATGGAAAAATTACCGATATTAATATTAGTAATTTTGGTAGTGGATATTCTTCTTCAAATCCTCCCCAAGTCATTATTCAAAATCCTCCAGAAGCAAGATCTTCTGTTCAAATTGGATTAAATGAAGTTACTGGTTTTACAGTCTCTAAACAGGGAACTGGGTATAGTAAAGCAAAATTTGAGGGTTGTGCAAGAGCAGTTAGTGGTATTGTAGAGTATACTGCATCTGGAAATGCAGTATTTTCAAATAATACTACAGCAGCAGTTGCTGCTGAAAATACAGAAGTTAAATGTCTTGATACTCTTTTTGTTAAGAGACTTTTAGACAAGTATACTGAACAATTTCTTCCTGATGTTCCAGAACTTGATTATACTAAAATTGACGTTAGAAATGCTATTAAATCTGTAAAAGATTTTTATTCTACAAAGGGAACTTCTTTCAGTATTGCATATCTCTTCAAACTTCTTTATGGTGAGCAAGTAACTGTATCTTATCCAAAAGATCAGATTATTAAACCTTCTAATGCAACTTGGTCTATTGATACAATTCTTCGTGCTACTTTAGTAAGTGGCGATCCTACGAATATTAAAGATGGATTATTGACTCAAGAGTTGAGTATTGCTGATGCTAATATTGGGGAAGCTAGTGCTTTAATTGAAAATTATATTTCTATTAAAACATCAGATGTTGAACTTTTTGAACTTGTTCTTTCTGAAGAAACTATTGATGGAACATTTGTAGTTCCTTACAAAACAAAACTTGCAGAACCTCTTGATACAACTGATAGTATTATCACTGTAGACTCAACTATTGGTTGGCCAGAAAGAAATGGTGAATTTTTAATTGGAGATTCAGAATTAATTCAATATAAAGAAAAGTCTCTTAACCAGTTTATCGAATGTACTCGTTCTGTTAATAACATTGTAGAAGATTGGGATTCTGCAACTGAAGTCACATCTAATCTTCTTGTTTATGTAAATAAGGGAACTGCACAAGAAGTAGTTTTAAGTATTGTTGGTATTGTTGATGCCCAACAAACCAGTTTAACAGATACTGGTTCATACTATCTAAAGGGTGATAAACTTACTGTATCTAAACTAGGTGGTACTTCCGTTGCTCCAGAATTAACAACTTGGTTGTATAATGTTAAAAAACTTATTGAAGTAGAAAGTATTACTTACGGTGGTGTTAATAATCAATTTGCTACAGTTACTTGTAAGAATAATCATGGACTTTTAGTTGGAGATCAGGTAACACTTTATGGTGCAAATCCAATTTTGTTTAATGGAACATTTTTAGTAAGATCTAGAGATAGTGCTCTTGTTTTCCAATATCAACTTCCTCAACCAGCAGAAGTTGTTCCTCAAGGAAACATTTTGGTTTCAGTCGACCTTAACAAAGGTAAATCTGATACTACTGCTGTTTTAAATTCTATTGGTCCATATACAACAAATATTCAAAACTCGTTCTTTAGTAACGATTATGTTTATGTTGCATCTACTGGTATTCCTAATTATTCAATTGGTCCTTTTCCAGGATCAGCACTTTTACCAGGAAATCAACGTAAACTTAATAGATTTCCGTTAAATCCTCAGACTATTTCGGTTAAAAATGATATTAGTCCTGGTGCTATTGGTACTTGGATTAATGGAACATCTGTTTGGTCATATAAGTCAGATGTTACAAAAACTTTTGGACCAGTTACCTCTATTGATATCACAAATGCTGGTACTGATTATGATGCTTCAAACCCTCCAAATATTGAGATTACAGGTGGTGGTGGAACAGGTGCTACTGGTTCTGTAACTGTTAATGGTTCTATTACAGAAATTGTTGTTACTGATGGTGGTAGTGGTTATACTTCTTCACCTCTTGTTTCCATTGTTGGTGGAGGTGGATCTGGTGCTGCAGCAACTGCTATTGTTACTAAAGGTGTTGTCTCCAGTATTCTTATGAATACAAATGGAACTGGATATACTTCTCAACCATCTATTACAATTGTTGGTGGTGGTGGAAATGGTGCTACTGCTACTGCTTCGGTAAGAGGTCCAGTTAAATCTGTTGCTATAACCAGTGGTGGTGAATCATATACATCTAATCCTACAGTTAGTCTTAATTCAGGTTCTGGTGCTGTTGCACAAGCTATTGTAAATAATGGTAGAATTATTTCTATTGCAATTATTTCTGCAGGTAGTGGGTATACAACTGCACCAGAAGTAACTATTCAGGGTGATGGATTTGGTGCAGTTGCTCGTGCTAATATCGATCTTGACGGAGAAAATGCTGGTAGAGTAACAAGTGTTGAGATTATTAATAGAGGTATTAATTATATTCAAGGAACAACAGTTATTAATCTGACCTCTGTTGGATCTAATGCAACCTTTACTCCTAATGTATTTAAGTGGACTTATAATCTTCAAGAAACTACAGCAGTAGATGCTGCTAAAGGTTCTGTATTTGCTGGATATAATAATCAATATGGTGGTGAATATGCACATATTTCAAATCCACAAAGATTGAGATATATCCTTGGTGATAACCTTTTTGAGCAAGTTGGCACAGGAAATATCTTAGAACAAGAGGATCAACTCACACACTCTCCTATTATTGGTTGGGCGTTTGATGGAAATCCTATCTATGGTCCATATGGGTATTCAGATCCTACAGATCAGTCATCTACAATTGCAAAATTAGATACGTCTTTTAAACTTAAAACAAATTTAGTTTTTGATGCAAGTACTAATCCAACACCAGTTAGAACTGCTGGTCCTTTACTTTCTGAAGAACCTGCAGGAAAATTCATTGAAGATTATGAATATTCTTTTGGACTTGGAGATTTAGATCAATATAATGGTCGTTTTTGTAAAACTCCAGATTTTCCAAGTGGAAGATATTGTTATTTCATCACTATTGATAATAGTGATGCAGGATTAGCACAATTTCCTTATGTTTTAGGTCCAAACTTTAATTCTATTGTAGATTCTTGGAATTTGAATAAGGATGCTATTCAACAAAATATTCCTACTGGAGTTGTGAGATATCGTGATCCATATGAAAATGTTGATATTGATGTTGAGAGAGCTCCCAATCAATCTACAAATGCAATAACAACGGAAGATGGTGATATTTTACTTTTTGATATCGAAGATGAAAATAAAGATGGTGTAATATCTCAAGAAGAAACTGATGATCCTGATCAATTATTTGAAGAATCTCCTCTTCAGTTATTTGATTATTTCCCTAAAGTTAAATTTGATTCAAAGGTTGATATTGAAGTTGAAACTACAACAAAGTTTGAGGATGCTTCGGTAACTGGATTTACTGTTGAAGATGCTGGTACGAGTTATCAGGTTGATGATATTCTTGTCTTTGATAATGCTGACACTGATGGTAGTGGTGTATCTGCTAGGATTTCTAAAATTACAGGTGAATCTGTAAGTGCGTATACTTTTGAAACGGTTGAAGATAAATTTTATGGTGTCCTAACAACATCTAATCCTCATAACATAGTTCCTGGAGATTCTGTTTTTATTGATTACACTCCTGTAATGGATGCAACCAATAAAACATTTGTTGTTAAACAATTTAAAGGTATTGAACAAATTACGATTGATCAAGCAGGATCTGGATATGATTCTGAAATTCCTCCCACTATTGTTATTGATGGTGATGGACAATCTGGTGAATTGAGAGCAAATGTAACTCCTACTGGTGCAATTAATGTTGTTGATATTATAAACTCTGGTTCTGGATATACTAAGAACCCTCGTGTTATTCTTTCTCATCCACAGGTGTATAAGAGAGCTGATTATTATGTTTCTTTAGTTCGTCATGAAAATTATGTTAAGATTAATGATGTAGTTGTAAACGATCTAAAAGAAGTATTCTTCTGTGGAAAAACTCTTGATGCAGGTGGTCTTGAAGTTGCATTTGTTGCTAAGTTCTCTGAACTTGGTGTTAAAGAATGGGAAAAAACTATTGAAAGTACTGCTGGAGTTAATTATACTGAATTTTTAAAATTAGATGTTAGTGGTAATAATATTTGGGTAGTTGGTCAAAATAAACCAAATATAATTTCACTCAATGCATATAATCCAGATATTATACTTTGTAAGTATGTTCAAGCAGCTGATGGATTAAGTGCAACGCTTAGTTTCCAGAAGGGGTATGCAGGTATCTCTGGTTCAACTAGATCTGATAATATCACTACGATTAAGAAATATTCTGATACTCGATATATTATTGGTGGTTATACTAATACCAACTCTTCTAATCCTCAAGATGCATTTATAGCATCTATTGATTCTGCAGGAAGTTTTGCTGCAAAAAGAAAACTAGCATCTGCTTCTGGATCGGAAAAAATTACTGATCTGATTGTTCTTAGTGATGCAGTGTATTTCCTTATGGAAGTTTCTGCTACTGATGGTGCAGCAGATTCAAAACTTGCTTTTGGTAAGGCACTTGTTGGTACTTCTGAAATCACAATTGAGTGGATTAAAGAAATTGATAATGCTGCGTATTCCTTTAGAGATACTAGTTTAGTTGTTGATGAATTTGATGAGTTTTATATCACATCAACTCTTGCTTTAAAAACTGATAATAATATTAAAGATGGTTTCTGGGTTGGTAAAATTGATACCTCTGGTGATTTGATTTGGAATTATCGTTATTCAGTTGCTTCAGGTAATAGTATTGAACTTGCTTCTAGAAGCACCATTGATATTTTTGGTGATTTAAATCTTGCCTTTACTAAAACCAATACTACGACTAATTTAAAGACAGTTGATACTGTAAAAATTAGTTATGATGGTAAACTTAAAAAGCATACTAATACTGCGTTTGATAAAAAGAATATTGAAGGTATTACTGCTAATGCTATCACTGTAGACAATTCTGGAGATCCTTACATATTTGGTCAAACACAATGGAATAGAAATGAATTCCTGTTTGATTTTACTACAGGTGGTAATCAAACTACAGATATTACTGGTCACTATACTCCAACTATTCTTCAAGCAGGTGATTCTGTAAGATTCCTTGCAGATTATGCATTTATTCAAGGATATCAAACTGCATCTCCTAGTACTTGGGAAAATGCTGCTATTAAGATCCCTGCAGCAAGTTTAGGAACAATATTAAGTGATAGTTGGACTCTTGAGTTCATGCTTTATAAAAATGGATCTGAATATCAGTCACATAGTCAAACTCAATATACTTTATTGAATATTGGTGATGCAACAGACGCTACTGGTGGTCTTTGGTTGTATTATGATGATTCGAGTGGTAAATTAGAATTAGTAGTTACAAATAGTGCAACAGCAATTAATTCTGCTGGTGGTGCTCTTCAATCTACACTTACAACAATGTATGCCGATAATTCTTGGCAGTTCATTGCAGTTAAAAAAGATGCTAATGTCTTTACTGTATATGTAAATGGTATTTCTGTTTTAACTGGTAGTATTGCAAATACATCACTTGGTGGTAAAGATATTCATATTGGTAATATTCCTGGTAAAGGTGGTACTGGTGCTCAATTCCGTAAGAATGAGCAGTTCCAAGGATATATTGATAATCTTCGTTTAAAGAACCGTGCAGTAACTCCTACAGTTCCTTCTGATGTAACTACCCTTCCACCTATAGCATCTTATGCGTTAGCATATGATTGGACAGATGATGCTTGGTTTACGAATTATCTTGAGAGATATGATTATATTGATTACGTTGGTTTTGGATTAAAATCTGATAAAGATTCCGATTCTGATAGACTTGGAGATAAAGGTTTACAAACTAATACTCAAATTGGATTTGTTAGAACTGCAATTACACCAGTTACAGGAGCAACTTTAACCGTAACTAATACAACATTTGCTCTTGGAAGTCTTGGTCTTCAAGGTCTTGATTTTGAAGATGCTACAATTAATATGGTAGAGAATACTGAATCTCTTACATATACCAATGATGAATGGAGTTCTAGAACAGCAACAGTACCTTCTCCTGGATCTAAGAAACTTAATATTTCTGCAGAGATTAATAATCGTTATTACATGAAAACGACGAATACTCTGAAAATTGATAATATCCAAGAACTTACACTCAATCAAGACTTTAATATTACTATTGGATCGAAACTTGTTTTAAACAATACTTCTGGTTCGTTTGTTAATAGTGGTTATGTTTTAAGAGAAGATACTATTAATAATAAAGTTTACGTAGCAGTAAATAATAATGCTTGGTCAAATGATTTAAACACAGGTCGTTTGTCTACAGCACAATTTGATGAATCTAGTAGTTATGGAATTGTAGGACCAATTCCTTATGATGTTAATGTTATTACAGATTATAATTTTATTAATAAAATTAATACTACACCTGGAACATTTGATTTTGATCTTGCTGATTACAATTTAGATACAACTGCTGCTACTACTGGTAATGGAAACCTTGATGAATATGCTACATTTAAACCATTTTCTACTGAAGATTATAAAGTAAAAATTGTTGAAATATCTGGTACTTCCTCGTTTATTCCTGGATCTGTAGTTGATATTACTGCTAGTGATATTTCTTTCAATACTGCTAAATCAACAGCACAAATTACTAATTTAACTGGTGTAACCAAGATAACACTGATCTCTACACTTGATAAAATTCTTCAAGTAACTGCAGTATCAAATACAGATGAAGTTTATGTAATTACTTCAGACAGACATTATTTCTCTGTTGGTGATAATATTAATATTGATGGTAATCCATCACAAGAATCAGGTGGAACCACATATGATGAATATGATGGATCTTTTGTCATTGATACTGTTGTAAGCAATAAAGAATTTACATATAAATTAGATGCTGTAGCTCAAACAGATCCAGCTACTACTGCTGGAAATGTTAATATTTTTGCTAAGTCTCCAGTTTTGAAGATGTACTACGGACATCAATATTTGTTTGATGTTTCTCACTCTTCTATGGTAGGAACAAATTTATCTTTCTCTAAAGATAATTTGTATAAATTGGAATATTCATTCAACTCTATTGAAAGAGTTGGAACTCCTGGTGTTACTGGTCAAGGACAACCAAATCCAACTATTAAGTTAAAGGTTGATAAAGGTATTGTTACAAATATTTCCTATTATTTTGATCCATCTAGAACAGGGACTGATTCACCTATCGATAGTAATAGTTATTTGGATATTGTTGATTCTCCATATTTGGGAATATTTACTATTACATCAACTGCTGGTGGTACTATTACTCAAGGACCAAACATCTTCAAATTCCTTTTAGCTAATGAACCTGAGGGTAATGCAAATATTATAACAACTACCTATACAACAAGTTCCAAGAAAGCTGTTGGTTCAATTGGTGATATTAGATTAATTAATTCAGGTGGATTCTATTCCAAATTACCTATTGTAACAGGAATTCAATCTTCTAGAAAAATTGAAAGAATTGAAATTGAAGAACCAGGAACTGAGTATGCTCCAGGTGTATATAATTCTGTTCCTATTTCTGGAGATGGTGAAGGTGGATTTGTTCAAATTACTGTTGCTGATGGGGAAGATGAAGAAGGTACGACTATTCCTGGTCAAATTCAAGTTGTAGACATCACATCTCCTGGTAAAGGATATACTACTGCATCTATTGATATTGAATCTATTGAGGGTATTCTTGGATCAGGTTTAACTGGATCTGGAGCAGTTATTAACGTAGTCATTCCTGCATTTGGTACTGGTGCGGTAATTTTCGCAAAAGGAACAAATGTTGGTAAGATTAAGAAACTTAAGAACAATAACTTTGGTTATGATTATACTCATGATTACACACTTCGTCCTGAAATTACATTCCCAATTAATGCTCAGTTAACTTCTACAAGTATTCTTGATAGTATTACCGTTACTGATCCTGGTTCTGGATATTCTCAAGCACCTGCAGTTCTTTTAACTGGTGGTGGTGGATCTGGTGCTATTGCGGAAGCAACTATTAGAAATGGAAGAATTGAAAGTATTATCATTAAAGATCCTGGTGCTGGATATTCTTCTTCACCTACAGTCGAACTTAGATCTTCATTTAACTATGTCGTTAACCTTGACTTGGGTCTTTTACAATTTGCATTCCCTCATGGAATTGTAAATGGTTCTGAGGTCAAGTTAAATGTAGTTGATACTGGAGAAGGTACAGAATTCCCATTATCTTCAGGTGCTACTGGTAGATTGAATGGAAATACAACGTATTATGCTATTACTGGTACTGCCAACTCTCTAGAACCTGATCAAATGAAGTTGGCAATTACTTTTGCAAATGCTGAGTTGGGTGATGGTCTTGCCTTTGTAAACGCTGGTACTGGTAGACAGCAAGTATTAACCAAAGCTTTTGGTGCTACAGCAGATGCGAATGTTATTACATCAACTTTCTTAGAGGGTGAACTTGTATATCAAGGTAGTTCTTTAGATACAGCAACTGCTACTGGATATGTGTCTACTAATGAAGGATGGCAAATTGGTCCTAGAATTCTTAAAATTGTAAATTATGATAATACATTTACTAAAGGTGAAAGTATAACTGGTGTTATTTCTAAGTCTTCTGGTATTATTAGTGATCTTAATATTGCTAAAGGTGTTCTTGAAATTGGTCCTATTACCAAAACTACAGGTCAGTTTATCGATGATGTTGGTAAACCTTCCGAAATTATTCAAAAGATTCAAGACTCTTACTACTATCAGGACTTCTCTTATGCTGTTAAGTCTTCTGTATCCATCGGTGATTGGAAAGATATTCTTATTAAGAACGTTCACCCTGCATCATTTAAGGTATTTGGTGAACTGAATCTAGAAGATTATGGTTATATTGCAAATAAAGAAATTGATTTTGAACTTACTAAGTCAGTTGAACTTACTAGAGAAGCAGTTGTACCAAATATTCAAAACTTTGCTTTAGCAGAACCCATTTATTCTGAATTTAATAATACTGAAGTATTATTCCGTCAAAAGAGACTTACATCATCTGAGAATATCTTAACTTCTGTTGTTCAAAGGTTAGATGACATTTCTGGTCAATTTGACGGTGTTAAGACTCAATTCCCACTTACTGTTAATAATGGTGAGAATGTTATTGCTAGTGGAGATCAACTTCTAATTGTTCTTAATGGTGTAGCACAAACTCCAAATACTTCTTTTGAAGTTCAGGGTGATTCTATTGTATTTGCAGAACCACCTAGACCACCCGCAAGTGTGAAATATGTAAGCGTCACTATAGATGCACAGGCAACTAAGGATTTTGAACTTTCATTTACTAGTGGTATTTTCCCTAATATTGGTAATAGTCTTGTTGGTGTTGTTTCTACTGCTAGACTTACAGTAACTAGTGTCAGTGGTAGTGTAATCAGCGGATTTGTTACTCAGGGTACCTTTATTATTGGAGAGAATTGTCAAGTAGGTGCGACAGGATTCTCTGGTACTCTTAGTTCGGTTACAGACGTAACTAGCACTGGTTTATTCTTATTCAATGAGAAAGTTACTAATTTAAGTGGAGATACAGCAAAAGTAGAAACATCGAACCTTGAAACTGGACAAGAAACACCTGTAGCAAAACTTCGTTATAGTATCGGTGCTGCAACAACTGATATTGAGTTAGTAGCAATTACAGATGCTGGTGGTGTAGTTCCTGCTGGATCATTTACACTTAATGATGATTATCAGATTGGTTCTGAAATTGTTACTGTTACTCAAGTTGTAAATGGTTCTGATTCAACAACTATTACTGTGACCAGAGGAGTTTCTGGTACTACTGCAGTTTCTCAACAAGAAAATACTCCGATTTATTCAACAGAAATTTCTGTTACCGATGCTCTCACTTTAAGTAAGACTACAGGTACATATCAGTCAACTCCAGGATTATATGATATTCAATTAAATGATTTACAAGAAAGGCT